TTCTGAGAGCTGGTCTTCAAGTGTTGGTTCTAATAAGTCAGTCGACATCACCTTCGGTGTTCAGCTTGGCGGAATCGAAGATATCGAAAGAGGTATCATCTGCAGCGGAGCTGGTAATACTAGACCAGTATTCGGTGTAGTGTAAAGACTTTTACTGTTTGTGTTCGTTAATACAAAAACCCCGCCTTGTGGCGGGGTTTTTCTTTTATCCAGTAGTATGTCTGGAGAACTAGTATTTAAAGACTATTCAATAGCGGCTTCAATGCCTCCTACTTGTCTAGGCTCTGACTGATACATATTGTATTGTCCTACGAGCATATCTAAACTAGTCTTTGCATCGCTGGCTAAACCCCTAATTACTTTCGCGGTTTCGTTCTTATTAGTGAATGTCACCCTACTCTCTCCATCACTAATTGATGCTATGCTATTTGAATCTGTCTCACAAGTGCCAATAATGCCCCGTAGAGCGTTCCTAGCCTTCTTGGAGTAGTAATTGTATAGATAGAGCTGCTTGTATATCGCTTGTGCCTCAGAATCCAATTCTTGAGCTTCTACAGAGTAAGATGTGTTTATCATCGTATTGAGTAGTCCAAGATTAGCTTCCAACCAACACTCTATTGACTGCAAACTATTAAGAGACGTATCCCCATCAAACTCACAGTCCATTATCTCTTTAGCTATATTTTCTAAAAGTGACATTTTTTTATATTAATTTAGAGACTAAATATCTCCTAATATTCTAAGGGTTTCTGCGTGTTTAGGGTTCTTCGGGTCTAACTGAACCACAGAGCTTGCAGTAGGCATGATGTTCCTCATGTTGTTTTTGTTGGAGGCATTAAACTCTTTCAATAGAGATGCTTTTAATTCACTCTGCCCCAAAAACGGGTTGATGCCAACTTTGTATGCAAGGTCTCTCATATCGCTATAAGTCATACCTTTGATTTTGTCTTCAAAGATATCTGGCTCGTTAGTACCAAATGGGTTAACCTCATCGACACCAAGTATAACTTCAAGCTTAGACATTTTTTCTCTAAACTCAGGAGTGTTAACTTCGTTGTTTGCTTTCATCTCGTTAATCTCCTCAATAAGACTCATTTTCTTTTTGGGAGCTTCCTTTGGGGTTTCTTTTGCGACAACCTTCTTAGTCTTCTTAGTCTTCTTAGTAGACTTTTTGTTTTTCTTCACTGGCTTATTAACCAGCTCCGCAGAATCTTCTTGTTTTTCGACGCCATAAGATACGTCCATTTTTTTTGAATTTTCTTCCATATTATTATTATACGTTTGTTGTTTAGTATTTACACAAAAAAAGACCACTCTGTTAAGAGTGGCCTTTTATTTTTAATATTAGTAAGCTGTATATTACAGTGACTTAGCGATGATACCAAGGAGAGCGCGGTTATCAAGAACCATACGACCCTCTTCGAGGCCACCAAACCAACCGATCTTGTTCTGGCGAATGCTGTACTGGTCATCAGCGGTAAGCTGGAACTCAGAACCATTCTCTTCGTCGACTGCGATTGCCTTAACAAGGGCTTCGCGTCCACGATCAAGACCAACGAGGATTTCGTCAGCTGCACCGTCAAACTCAGCGTCACCAGTGGTGCCGTCTGCTTTTGCATAGGTAGAAGAACCTGCAACAGTGTCAAAGATTGTGTTAAACTTCTGTCCAACACCAAGCTCGTTTACTTCCATTAGGGAAATACCGTAGAAGCTTGGAAGACCACCACCTGCTTGATAAACATCGTTACGAAGGCTCTCTGGAGCAGCGAGATCGTTACCAGTTCCAACAGTTTTGGTGTTGATTGGGTTGTAAGCCATTTCACGAAGAGCTTTAACAGCTTCTGGAGAAACGAGGATATCAGTGATACCACGACGACCACCTTCAGGAGTACCTTTACTCCAAGAAGTGTTGATGCGCTTGGCACGGGTGATGAGCTCGTTGAAATCGTCAAGAAGGAAAGATCCGTCGGTAGTAGCACGGAAAACGTGATCCTTACCGTTCGTAGAAGCACCAGCAAGTGCGCCCATGATTAGGTTAGCGGAAGTACGCTCCTGCTTAAGAAGGATTTCTTGAGCCATACGAGTGAATGTCTTGCTTACAACGTCCATGCGGCTCTTGGCAGCATAACGACGATCAAAGCTAACAGCAGTATCGAGGCTGTAAGTAGCAACTTTCAGCTCAGAAACTGTAGGAACAACCTGGTTTTGTGGAAGACCACCAGCAACAGTGTTGCTGAATACTTGCACGTAGTCCTCGTCACTTACGTCATAGTAAAGATCAAGAGGAATAGAAGGGTTGTCTTCAGAGTTGAATTGAAGAGGCGCGAATAGGTTACTCAACACAGGTGCGTTGTTAATAACCTCAGAGATTACAGGGCCGATGAATTCAGCAAGAGCAACCTGTGCTTCATAAGCAACAGAGCGGTTCTTAGAAGCCATAGCTTTAATAAGCTCAATTTGTTCTGGAGTTCTTTTAAGAGAAATTTTCATATTTATATATATTCTAGTTAATTGTTAAGATTACAGACCAAGAGCGATTACTGCGTAGTTACCTGCATAAGCATCAGTAACGGTGCCACTTGAGCGGCTACCAGTACCGATAACAGTACCAATTTTTTCAGCTGCAGTAGAAGCACAAGCAACAACTTTGCCACTTTCAGTAGCACTGAGTTGAACTCCGCCTCCAACGACAAGAGCACCACTGTAACCTTCTGCGACAAGAGTAAATACTCCGCGAGTGGCAACAGGAACAGCCTGACCTGGGTTTACAGCGAAAAGCTCTTCTGCTTTTACTGGGTTGTAAAGAAGTTTCTCACCGTTTTCGTCAGTCTTTGCAGTCTGGCGAAGAGTAAGTCCAAGGCATGAATCACCGCTGATAGCAGGAGTACACTCAAGGTTTACTTTTGGATATTGAGCTTTGATGAATGGATAATCAGTCTTACCGAGGTAAGAGTCATCCGTGTAAGATACTGGGTCCTTATCAAAATCTCCAGCGGAGACCTTAACAAAAACACCAGCGTCGCCAGCACCTGTGTCTGTAGTAGACGCATTAGCACTAGCACCGTCAAGAGCGAAAAGATTGATTACATCGTTTTCGTCATATTGTCTGAATGGTAGAATTCTGAGCATAATTTTATTTTTTAGTTAGATTTTTAAGAAATTTCAATGTTGCTGCGATCAAAAGCGGAGGCGAACTTCTCTTTCAAGGATTCTTCTTCGCGTGATGCGGTTTCATTAGAGTTAGCAATTGCAGTTTCGGTTGATTCGACACTATCGAGGATTTCCTCTGTGGTCTTTTCAGCAACTTCTTCTACAACCTCTGTGGTTTTAGTAAGTCTCTTTTGGACTTCTTCCTGAATACGAGCTTCGATTTGCTTATCAAATTCAGCTTTAGCTTCTTTGCTCTTGTGCTTCCAGATAATGTCCATCTTGTCACCGAAAGACGCAAATGCCTCTTCAGTTTCTTCGACAGACTTAAGCTCGGAGGCCAAAAACTCGCGGTCTTCGTCTTCAAGGTCAAATTTTTGGTCGAGAACATCCATACGCTCATTAAAACGAGCAATGGCTTCTTCAGCCTTTTGAGAGGCTTCATGTTCTGCGATTTGGGTTTGTGCTGCGTCAAACTTAGCTTTCAATTCTTCAACCGAAGATTTGAGTTCTGCGTGTTCTTTGGCGACAGCCTCTTTCTCTTCTTCTGACTTCATGAGTTTCTCGCGGAATTGCTCATCTTTTTCTTTGATAGCATCTGTAAAGGTGCTAGTCATCGAAGCGATGCTTTTTTGCGAGAACTTCTTTTCTGTGAGAAGATCCTTCAGTTCGGAAATAACGTTTTCAAGTTCCATAGAATTATTCTTTTTAAGGTTTACATTAGTTTTTTTACTTTGTGAAATATTTTTATCTCTTTTATCTCTTATGACTACAGGATTTTCAGTCTCACTCTTCATGTAGACGCCTTTGACATCTGCTGCAGGGTTTGTCGTGTATCCTATACCTAAGGGATAAATCTTTCCTTTTATGAGTCTATTCACTGACTCTCCTTTGTCGTTTCGGCCAGAACCTCCATAAGCCTTTAAGAATCCAACCATTTCTTCCATTTCATCTGGATCTGAAATAATTCTGGACTCACCTAGCTTGTCACTTCCGACAGCAAGGACGAATTCTGAGAACCCGACCTCCCAACTCGTAGATATGGAATGGCGATAAGGGTTTGACTCGTCAACCGAGTTTTCTAAAGCTTCTGCAAACATTGTGTTCGCGGCTTTGTATACGACAGCACCAAGAGCTATGTTAAACGGGCCTGTTTGTTTTTTAGCTTCTGATTCGGAAATTATTTTGCTAGAACCGTATTCGCTCCAACCAGCTGTTGCAATATGACCAACGATCTTTTCTTTATCGTGCTCTATATTGGTAGGCTTGTGTAAAAAATTCTTAGTATACTCTACGGCTGTCTCTGAATCAATGCCATCGCCGTTTTTGTTAAATGTATTAACAACAGCTGCATTAAAAGCCACCCCCATTAGATCTATATTACTCTCAAAGTCTATACCTTTAGGAACTAAGCTCTCTAGGTTTTGGAGTGAGGCTTCGGAGATAAAAGCTTCGCTAACCTCACATTGAGATATTTGAGCCTCGAAAGTCGCGGTATATTTGTAATCCATTTTGCTTGCTTCGGATTGCATTTTCTTATTTTTCATTGCTGTGATATAGAATTGCTGCTGAATAATTATCTAGTTCGTGCTTTGCTGCTATCTCTAAAATTTCAGGCAAAACATGCAGGTCTTGAATCTCTTCTAAGTTAGATACACAAGAAAGAGCTTTTTGTGTCCAATTTTCAACCTCTGTAGAACACACTATAGCTTCGCACAGACTGTCTAACATACCCTCGTTCTTCTTTGTAAACCTTTTGATGCTTAACTTGTCTTTCATTAAGCCTTTAATAGAGCCTCTTGCTGCTTCAAGTTCGGATATTGTTTTTTCTATTTCCTTCCTTGAATAATTAGCTTCTGAGTTAACTTGAGGCGAGCCATTTGTTCCTTCTGGTCTTCCAGCTTGCCCATTTGGGCCGCTTGGCTCTGAACTTTCAGCTCCTTCGACCATAGGCACTCCACCAACGATAGGGTTGTAATAACCTTTCTCTCTCTCTTCTACAAACTTCTTTTGAGACGGTGAGATATCATCAACTTTAGGAAACTTACCAGTGTGGAACATTTCCATACCTTGCTGCGGAGTAATAACACCGAGTTCCATAAGTCTTGTCGCAACCCTCATGAGCTGTGTCTCATCTCTCATATCAATATCTTTAAATACTGCTGTAGGATAAGATCTAAACCCTAGTTCAACAGCAACTCTTTTGATTTCCTTTTGCAGGAAGTCTGACAGAAATGCGTTTCTAGCTTCTTTTAGCCTGTCAATAAATATCTGAGCCTTTACCTGAGTCGCGCCATACTTTTCTTCACCAACAACTACGTTTTGCAGTCCCTGCTTAATATCTTCATTTAAAGTCTTGTATTTTTCTGACCCAAGTACTCTGTTAAGGTCTGGAATTACAAAGTCAGCTTTTGTTGTATAATCAGAAACGAGAACACGGCCGACACTTTCATTTTTGAAAAGGTTTTGCATCGCATTCAAGTTTTGAGCATTAATACCTCCTTTTTCTGGCTCCGCACCCATTGTGATTAGTAGAATAACATTCTCTACCGTTCTTGTTATGGCTTGGTCCATTTTTTTAAGCTCAAGTTTAGCATTAATATCTTCTAGTACAGCGTAGCCGAACGGAATAGCGAAAGGTTCGTAATCCTGCTTCTTGTAAAACGAATGAGATATTCTTTCTGGGCTGAGTTCGATGCTAAGTCCGTCTACTCCATATTGACCGCTCTTAACTTCCTTCTGAACATCTTTCGGCAATGAATCGAAGATCTCTTGGTCTTCTTCTGTTGATGGGTGTTGCAATCTAGCCATCTCATATTCTGAAAGAACCTTTTGATAGTTACCCGCCTTAAAGGTCGAGGATTTTTTTGCTATAATGTCGTAAGGGTTCAATAAGATGTACCTAATTGGAACCTTGTTCTCTACTCCGTTTTTTGGAGCTACCGAATTAATCAACTTAATGAAATCATCTGCTTTAAACTTACCATCAAGACGATACATAAAGATATTACCACTTCTGTAGTACTCCCTGAAGTATTGATCTTTAAGATTGCTAAGGTTGATCTTTTTAAACCATTCTTCAAAGAACTCCCTGCTCTTTTTAGTTCCCCCTTCGAGAAATAGTTCTGTATTTGCAAATTCCGACATGATATCCACTGCATTGCGGAAAACGGATACATTTGCATAAGCTTTTTGACAAAGTTCGATAGCTTCCCTTACATCAATACCATCCTCAGAATACTTATAAGGCAACATACCCCTTCTGATACTAGAGAACCTATCAATAGTATTACTTAAGGCAGATCTATTTACTCTACTTGCTTGTTGTCCTACATTTGACTTCCTTGAATAAGAAGCGCTAGATGTGCTTTTGTAAGATGCGGAAGAAACATAAAAAGGATCTCCAACTATATCTGGAGCGTAATCTTCTTGGTTAGCCGCTGGGCTTTTTTCCTCTTGACCATCGAACTTCTTCCAGTAGTCCGACTTCTTGCTATACTTTCTCTTCGCCATAACCTATTATACACGGAAAAGTCAAAAGTTTAACTTTAACTTTCGAAAGTTTAACTTTAACTTTGGTATTTAACTTTTATGACCATAGTTTCGTCTCCATCTGTTTGTGTTATGTATGTTTCTCCTTTTTTGTGGAGCTCATTCATAGCTTCTTCTGAAATGGTCATTTCGTGGTCATATTCTCTCTCCT